TACATATTGCAAAACCTAAACATAAATTCGTTCCAAGTCCTGTAATATCAAAATTATCAGCTATATATGTTTCTGTTACGGCCAATTCTTTAATTTCAAATTGTATAGCAGCAGAATGAACGATTATAAAATTAACCAAATCTTGAAAAGTAGATTTTTTTAACGTTTGGTCGTCAAGTGTTTCAAATGGGAATATATCGGTTAATAAAATACTATCCGGCGCTAATTGGTCAACTCTAACGGTTGTTATGTCGTTTGGATTTATCATAATTGTTTAGTTCTTATAATTTGAGTTGCTGTTGGGTCGGTTACTAATACTTCATCAGGATTACCGCTATTTATAACATCCGTTCCTTTAGTTGTAGTCAATGGTATTCCAAAACCTACTAAATTACCAGAAAAGGACAAAAATTCATCAACTGCCGTTGCTTCTGAAAGTTCTTGAATATAGCATTTTCCATAGTCAACAACCGGAAATAAACCCTCTATTTTCCATTCTAATAATGTTTTTGAGCGTTTTAATTGCTTTAATTTATCATAACTAACAACGGTAAATACACCCCCGTTGACGCTCGAATTTACTTGCAATCCGCTAAATGAAATATTATAACTTTGCATCATTGGCCGTGACGTTGTCCAACCTTGATTATCACGTGTCGTTGTATCTATAAACTCACTCGTCTCACTAAACGGATTGTCAGTAAGACACGCAATTGGTAAATAGCTACCAAGTACTTTTATGTATAAAATGCGATCTTGTCCTTTATAGAAATCCATAATACAAATATATAAAAAATTTATGAACGAATTGACGGCTTAACAGTATTTCCATAATCAAATGTTAAGCTAAAATTTAAGTCTGCAACTTCACTTGTAAAAAACTGTTGTAATTTTCCGCGCGTAATGTTAGAATCAGTGTCATAACTATATTCTATAAACATAAATAGTCCTGATATGTTATTTATTTCGATTATAGATAAGTATGGAACTTCGCCATAAATATCACCTATAAATGTTTTAATTGGCTTTTGTTGGATACGCATATCATCTTCTGCACTAATTTGTAAAATAGGTTTTTCTTCTAATTTATTTTTACGAGTCCATATATTGGTAGGTGTTGATTTATCGCTTTTATAAATTACTCCCTCAAAAACATCTCCTATAGAATCTCCATTATATATCTCTTGATTTTCTTTAATTATAGAACTTGGGGCTACAGATCGTGTAACGGTATGAAATTCTCCAATTTTACCATCATAATCAAAAGTATTTACTATTTCTATATTTTGAACTTCACAAATAACACTTATTGGGTTTGGCTGTGCTGGAGACGATCTAAATCTATAAGCGTCCCATATTTCTACTGTTAAATTTCCGCTTATCGGAGGCGGACTTGCTGACAATGTATGTGTTTTATATATATTTGATAAAGTATCTATTAAATTTATACGAATAAACGTATCTGTAGTTGTCCAAGTCCCATCATATTTCAAATAATAAGACCCTAATTTAACTTTAAAATTAAAAGCCGTTCTTGTAGCTTCTGAATATAATCCTAATTTAAAATCAAAAGTACTGCCTTCGTTTATAGGGATTAAAGAAGATGTTAGTATTTTAACCCTATCATGTGTTTGAGCCATAGTCATCATTAATAATCCAGACGTATCATTTAAATCATTAATTAAAATAACCCCATTCAAATCAGAAGTCTTTGTCCAATCTTCAAAAACTAAAGCTGTATCGTGGCGTAAAGTTGGATTTAATAATAATCCGTTTTTAAAACCGTATTTATAATTCAATCTATAAGCACTAATAGCCCCCTTAGTTTGTATTTGTTGATTCCCGTTGCAATGATGAGGGTAATAATTATCAATTTGCGAGCCTATTTTTTTGTATAATCCCTTTGTAAAAGTAGCGTTTAATGAATTGTCTATAAATAAAACATTATTTGAAAACTCATTTGGTCTATAAACCCACCACCTACCATCTTGTTGAGTAATACAAGCTGAAAATAAATTTAAAACAGAATTTAAAACCTCCTCACAAGTCATTGTTGTGCCTCCTCCAGATATTTGAGCGTCTATTTTGAAAAAACGATCTGAATTTACATAAGTGTCTTTTAAAATATTAGTTCCAGCATATCCAATATAATAAATGTCAACAAACGAATTAATTGTCATTACTAAACCAGTCCGAGCCAAACATGCTTCTATAACCTCAAACATTGATAATTTTCCAGTATAATTTAATCCGTCAGACTTTACAAAAGCTAAATCTTTCAAAGACCCCAAACCGTCTATAAAATCTAAATCAACTACCCATAAATCACGCACAAAAGATTGAGTTACGCCATCGGGCTTAAGAAATCCATTAAACACAGTTCCGGCGCTATTGGTAACTTTTACCGTATATGTTTTCTCATCTGCTTCTGAAAATTCGTCAAAAGTTAATAATGGATTTGCTTCTAATCTTAAATTTATCCCAGTTCCTCGAATAGTATCTAAAATATTATTTACACTTCCTTTGTCAAATGATAATTTGCCAAATATTTCAGTTGAAACACCGCTAAACCCTAATTCAAATATTTGAACTAAATAACCTGTAGTATCGTTTTGTATAAAATATTTTTCCATTATCTACCTCCGATTCTTAAGTTACGTTCAGTTGTATTGTTTAAAACTCCTATTAAAGAAGTTCCTGCGATTTCAAAAACTACTGTTCCATTCATTCCACCGCTCCATCCTGTTCCTCCCGATGTAGTTGATGTATTGTTTGCCGTTGACCCTGTTGACATAGACGTAGAGCCTCCACTGCCTCCACTATCTCCCAATCCTTTTACGCTAGAAGACACGGCCGAACCTAAAGCAACCAAAGCCACACCCGCTGCAATTGCTACGTATGGATTTAGCGATTTTAAAGCTATTTTAATCGCCAAAATACCAACGCCCGTTTTAATTGCCATTTTACCTAATTCAACTAAAACACCCCCTAAACTACTTAACAAACTTTTGCCAGCAGCTTCTAAAATATTACCGCCACTTGCCATTGTATTTCCGATAATAGCACCTAGATTTTCAAATGTAGACGCTATACTATCATTTATAATATTACTTGCATTTTCATTAAACGACAACAATGCTTCTTGTGCTATTGCCGATTCTTCTGAAATAATACCAGAAATTAACTTCATCGAAGTTCTAACTTTTGAAACATCAATAATTGGGGTTAATTCTAAAGGAGTTATAAAACTTTGTAATGCATCTACTTGTGGAGTTTCAAAAACTTTTGGAGCCGCTTTAACTTTACCACCTGTTGACTCGCTTAATTTTATACTTGATGCCGTCAGCGTATTTATTACATTTTGTCGTCTTTCGAGTGCTTTTGTTCCTGATAAAATTTCTTGCCTATATTCGTTTTCAGCATCTTTTGAATTTCTAATTAATCCATTTAAATTAGTAACATTGATAAATTTTTGATTATCAGCATATAATTCGTCATTTGTTGCGCCGGCTCTTAATGCTATTAATTGTTGTTCTAACTTTAATGTTTCATTTTTTTGCTTAACCAATTTTGCATTAGCCGCAAATACTTTTAGTTGAATATCTGCACTTGCACTGGCTAATTTTTCAGCAATAGCGCGATTTAATAAAGCGGCTGTAAGTTCATTTACAACATCCGTTAAATTAGAAGTCATTATTTGTTCTTTGGACAAATTGCCAAAATATCCCGGATATTGTTTTTGTAAATCTTCTACGGCCAATAATCTCTCTTTATCGGATAAAGCTTTATTTTGTGACGCGCTAACTAATGCTTTTAAACCAAATATTTCCCCTGCTGTTGATTTAACCGCTTCTTCACTTGCTTTTTTAATCGCCCCTCCAAATTCATCAAATTTACCAGTTATTTTATCGATAATATCCCCAACGCTTAAACCTGATTGACTCAATAAAGTAAGCCCAGTAGTTAACAAAGATATTCCCAACAAAATACCACCTGTTCCCATTAAAGAACTCGCTAAAGCCTTTAATGCGCCACCTGTTGACCCTGTTTGTTGTTTTAAATATGAAAAGCTTTCAGCTGTTGCTGTTAAGTTGTTACCAATTCCGATAATACCATACGGAGCATCTTGTGCTATTCTTGAAAATTGCATTAAAGCATTAGAGCCGTTTGCAGTGCTTTTCGTAAATCCTCCCATAGATGTAGAAGTGGAAGAAACTTGTTTTTGTAATCCTGCTAAATTTGTTTTGGCAGTTGCAATTTGAGTATTTAAAGTAGAAACATCTAAGCCAACTTTTAAGTTAGCAGACTTTTGTTGTCTTAATTTTTCTAAAGCAATAACAGCCTCGGTAATTCCTTTTTTTAAATCGGATATATCTGCACCGATACCAACACTAAGTTTTTCCATTTTTAAATATTTTTATAGCGTTCAAGTCGTTTTATTTTGCCTATTGTAGCTCTATTTACTTTATAAATTAAAGCTAATTTACTTTCGCTTAAATCGCTTTTTCTTATGCTTAAAATATCGTTAACTGAAAATCTACTATTATAGTGATTAACCCCATTTGGAAGTATATTTAATCCATTGTCAAAAGAGTGTTTATTATTTTCTTTAATAGTACACCATTCAAGGTTTTTGATAGTATTATTTGATTTTATGCCATCAATATGATTAACATATTCTTTTCCTTCTACTTTATCAATAAACGCATTAGCTAATAATCTATGTATAGTAACGGTTTTCATATCACAATTATTAGATAATGTAACTGTTATATATCCGTATCTATTGGTATTTGGTTTTAATAATTTTTCTTTTACTATCCTAAATGTATTAAGAAAATATATTTTTCTGCTCAAACTTTTAACGCTTCCTAAATTAGAAATTTCATAAATTCCTTCATAACCAATTATGGATTTCCAATACTCTAATTTGTTTCCTGTTGCCATTTTTGGAATGCTTTTATAAAATTATCTTTATGCTCCTGTGTAACTCCTGCATTTACTTTCTTGTCGCCATTCAAAGGTAAGAAATTTTCCTTTCGTTTTTGCATTTTCTTTGGGTCTTGATGTGGTGCAATATATGTTGTCCACATTAATTCACGTAATATTTGCCATTTATATAAATCTTGCCTTTTATATGCAAAAAGCCTGATTTGAAATTCTGCCCACGTCATATCGTAAACGAAATCCAAATCAGGACATTTAAGTTCTCCAAGTGCAAAAGATATCACATCTTCACTCCAGTTTATTTTTTCGTCACTTTTTTTTTAGATTGTTCTGTTTGTATTGGAACGTCTTTTTGCAAAGATTGTCTAAATGCATTAAAAAAATCAGTTACATTTTTAGACTCAAAACCTCCATCGTCATCAATCCAATCTGAAACATCAAAAGCATCAAAATCAGGATTTTCATTATTACGAATATAGCCATAAGCCAATGAATAATACATAATTTCTGGCATCCATTTAAAAGGATTGCCTTTTATTTTTGCATCTATTTCGTGCATTTGAACGCCTGTTTTTTCAAGTAAATTGCCTAAAAAACCAAGTCCGAAATAAAAATCTCGATATTTTCCACCGATAAATAAGTTTATTTTTTTCATAATTAAATATACTTTCTAAGTTCTAAAGTTAATCCATTAATTAATCCATCAGCACTTATATCATTTAAAAATGTTTGAACCTCTAATGTATTTCCACCTGTTGTTGAAATCTGTATATCTACTTTGTTTGTTCCTCCTGCCCTTTGAGTAAAGTCATTAGGAATCATCCAAGTGTTTACAGATTCTCCAGAAAATAAACATTGATATACTCCTGCTGATATTCTTGACCATATAGGAACTATGCCTATTGTGTTTTGAAATACGATTATACTAGGAGCACTAGTTCCAGACTGTCCAATTTCAACGCAATAAGTATCGTACGGTTTTGCATAATCAACAACGGATTTTAAATTAGTTCCAACATCTGTTGGAGTAATTCCTGCGGGTGTAGTTTCATTTGTAATTTGGCTATCAATTTGCGCCTTTAATGCTGTATTTGTCATTTTATTTTATTTAAGGTTATGCAAATTCATTGCTAAAAACATTATTGAAAACGCTAGTTCAGGCGTTTGGATCTACCAATACAATTGCACCGTCACCGTCAATTGTTGCGCTAAATGTAGTCACTTCGTCGCCGCTTCCAAAAGTTGCGCTTAAATCAGTAATGTAACCGCTTCCAAAGTATTTAACCGATGTAGCATCGTCAATATTAGTGTCTAATTTCCATTCAACTAATGTTTTTGCTTGTTGAATTAAAAATAGCGCATCGTGGCTTTGTTTTGCCGTGTCACCTCCAACTGTTGTAGTGTCAATATATTCTCCTTCTGCATCGATTGTATAACTAAATGATCCTGCTGTTTTCTTAACAACTCCGGGATAGCATTTTGTTTGAGATTCAATCATTGAAACAGTTGTGTTCAAGCTGTTTGAAGTTAAACAAGCGACTGGCTTATAGGCAGCACCTGTATAAATGTAGATAATTCCTTTTTCGCCTTTGATGCTCATAATAGTAAGTTTTAAATTTTTATGTAAATATAATTAAATTATTCCAATGTTAACACTAA